CCATTTTCATGTTAGTATGTTCATTTTTAATTGTTTTCAATTTCAATATCTTATCACTAACTAACTTTTTATCAATACCGCTCAGTGACGGCAGCAAATGAGACAACTTTAATAATAAACGTTCTAGTTTATCCAAGAATTCTTGTTCAGGGATTCCTAAAAACTTTTCCAAGTTGCCGTTCTGTACAAGAGTCCACATGGTAATTACGTCACTATATTCATCATCTAACTCCAACGCTGCAAAGTCATCCATCATTAATGGTTTTAACGATCCTGTCTTAAAGCACAAATAAGCACCTTCTGCAAAATACGTAATTGTACCAAATAATGCCTCAGCCAAATCATACGCTGTCATGTGTTGCTTAATCATTTTCTCATCAAATAATTTAAATCCTTTAATATTGAATGGAATGCTAGCAACATCGCATAATCCTAATGTTACTAATACACAAAGTAATTTTGAAAATTGTCTAAAGACTTTGTTGCCTTTAACTAAATTCCAATTACTCTGCACATTTCGCAATAATTCCAACCAACTTGGATCTTCTGTGCCATCTTGTTGTTCGAGTTCTGTGGACTTAAATAAGCCTCCAATGTATTCAATGACTTGTCCTGTGACAGACTTGTCTTTGTAAAAATCTCGTACATATAAAAATATTGCACTAGTCAAATGGTCGTATGATTTACAACTTCTTAGATTAATAAATAGAGCCATAATACCCTCTATTTTTCTAATGAGAGAATCTGATACTTCAACATTAATAGTTGTAGCTATCTCTCTAATCCTCCATGTGATCTCACTAAATTGTTCTACATAAGTCATATGATCCCAATGTTCAATACGTGCTTGGGGCTCAAATTCTTCGCAACCCGAGTGGGGCTTAAAATTTGCACGCCATTTCTCGCGTTTCTTGGAATCTTTCTTCTTAATGTACCAATTTTCTTTAGATCCATCCTCATTTTTAAAGACGTTGTTACGTACTTTAGGCCTGACCCATTTGTCAGCCTTCTTGTTGTTTCCAAAAGCTTTGGAGTTTGTCATATTATTTTTATTAATATTACTCATCTTTTGGTCTATGTCAATTTAACTCTTAAAACGTTTCCTTTAATTGTAATAACTTTTTGTTCTGAAAGAGTCCTATTGCAGTTTTAGCTCCGCTATAGAATTAATACGAGCTCAGTTGATCAATTTTGAACGAGAGTCTACTGATATAACTTCTCTATAATAATCGTTACGCCTATCGGGCGAGGCCGGCTTCTCCTCCAACTGTGTGTCAGGCAACAAGGCTTACAATACTGCTTGCACCTACCTTTCCTCTTTGGACGAAGGTTACTCTCTACTCTCCGCCTACAAATAAAATACGCTATCAGTGCTGTAACTCAGTAAGTTACGCCGCTAGGCTTGACAGTGGCTACTAGTACGGTACCCAGAACATGGGAACACGTCAAGTGTATTTTAAATGCCTTCGAGCATTTTCACTTCCCCGGATTACTCCGATAAGTTGCACAATTAAAATCGTGTTGCTAATTTAATTTAT